TTTGTTATTAGATGACTGGAATAGAGCTGATATAAGATTTATTCAAGCTGTTATGGAACTTATTGATAGACAGCAATATATTAGTTGGACTCTACCAAAAGATTGGCATATTATACTTACTAGTAACCCAGATAATGGAGAATATTTAGTTAATAGTATTGATAACGCCCAAAAAACACGTTTTATTTCAGTTAAGTTAAAATTTGATATTAATTGTTGGAGTGAATGGGCTGAAAATAATACTATTGATAATAGGTGTATTAACTTCTTACTCAAACACCCAGAATTAGTATCTACTAATACCAACTCCAGAAGTATTACAACATTCTTTAATTCAATTTCATCATTAAAATCATTTAATGACGAGTTGCCTTTAATTCAAATGATTGGAGAGGGTAGTGTAGGTTCTGAATTTACAACATTATTTACAATTTTTATTAATAATAAACTTGATAAAATTGTTTCACCTGATGTGATTATGAATCATGAAAGTGAAGAATATATTTTAAATACATTAAAAGGTATTATTGGTAAAAAGAATGAAAATGAATATAGAGCTGATTTGGCTTCTATCATATCAACTCGTATTATTAACTTTAGTTTGTTCTATAGTAAAGAAAATAAAATTGAATCTGATTATATTAATCGTTTAGCTTTTTTGATGAATGAAGAAGTATTTGCTGATGATTTAAAATATAAAATTGTAAAATCAATTTATAATGGCAACCCATCAGCGTTTAAAACATTAACTTTAAATAAAACCTTAATCAAATTTTTGACTAAATAATTGCTAAATGATATTACTCCCTATTTATCACACCCAAGCTGGTAAATTTTTCTTTTCAGGTCTTGATGATTCAAGTCTATCAACTAAAATCATTCCCCAAGAAACTAAAGAAATTTTACAAAACCTTTTCCAGGAATCTAAAAATAATAAAATTAAAAATAATTCAACACTTTGGTTAACTTCTTTATCTGAGTTGCCTAACTATAAGTTGAAAAATTATATTAAAGAGAATAAACTTAATATTTCAACAGCTCGTAAATTTAGCCAATTAGATAATGTTATTATTAGTGATTCTTTTATTGAAAGAGAATATCTAACATCTAACTATGATGAGTATATTATCTTTAATTCTCCTATAGCAAAAAATATAATTTTAGAAAACCTTACCTTTAATTCTTATAAAGTTAACCTACTTGACCCAAACTTTTATTTATTTATAACTTCTGAGAATTATAACTCTATAATCCAAACCCACCCAGACTTTAAAGCAGTTTTAGAAGATAAAGCAACTAAAATTATTAAAGGGTATGCCTTAAAAAGACGACATGGGAGTGTAAAAGCTTATGATAAATTTGATTTCTTAATAGATTTAATAGATAATATTAAAAAATATAATATTAAAGTTGTATTAGATTCTTCACTACAAGAAGATATCAATAAAGGATTAACAATTGATTATGATGTTTTTGAAACATTATATGGAATGTTAAAAAATAATGATATGGGATCTTGGGAATTAGCTAAAGAAATTATATCTAATAATGAATATGAATCTTCTAAGCCTTATCTAATATTTCTTTATTGTGTTTTCCCTGAATTAAGAAAAAGTTCTATGAACAATAATTATACTTTCTTTAGAAAAAATCTAAACAAAATATATGTTGAAAAACTTTTTCCAAAACAGTATTCTAAACTTAATTTTCCAATAGAAAAATTAATAGCTGCCTTAGTAAACACTTATCCTCAATACTCTATTGAGTTTAGTAAATGCTTAGTATACCATCTTAATCAATTAAGTGAAAAAACCATTATTAAAGATATAACTTTGATTTAATTTTAAATAAAAATGACAAAACAAAAATTTGACAAACCTCGTCGGCTTATTAAGCCTGAAGATGGTACCATTGCCTACACCTGGGAAGGTAAACTTCATAACTGGGATGGCCCCGCTCTTATCCCTGAAGGTAACAACCGAAAAAGAGAATACTATATTCATGGTATTAAGTACACTGAAGAAAAATGGAATGAACTTAAAAGTGACCGTCAAGGACTACCTTGGTTTAAAAATCCAGCATATAAGGAGAGGAGCTAATATGTATAATATATGGCTCGTACAGTAGTACTTTTAAGTTGTGTTGCCCAAAAATTAAGCGAACCCGCTAAGGCCAGAGACTTATATCAATCAGACCTATTTAAAAAAAGCTTGGGATATGGTGAAAGTCTTAAACCAAATGCCATGTTTATTTTGTCTGCTAAACATTATCTATTACCTTTAAATAAAGTTATTGATCCTTATAATAAAACATTAAAAGACATGAATGCCGAAGATAGGCAAAAATGGGCTGATACTGTTTTATCTCAACTAAAAAATAAAGGATATGATTTAGATAAAGATAATTTTGTGATTTTAGCGGGCAGTACATATAGTAAGGATTTAATTCCTCATATGAAAAACTATGAATTACCCCTTAAAGGTAAAAGAATAGGTGAACAAAAATCTTGGCTTAAAAAACAATTAGGAAAACTTAAAGAAACTGTAATAAAATTAACCCATTTACTTTATGAAGCTATCAAAGAAAAATCTCCCTTCTTTAATTGAGTCGTATCTTCAAGATATTGAAGATTTTGGAGATGAAACTATTTATACACCTGAGTATACTGTAGTGTGTGAATCTACTCTTAAAAATACCAAAAAATTAATTTTGGAGTCTAAGAGTTTTTCATTATCTTTACTAAGAGAAAGTGTTAAAAGTGGCACTAATCTTCAAAAAGAAGTAATGGAGGATTTTATTTTATATATTAAAAGTTTTGATTAAAAATGAAAATAGGGTTTTGTGGAACAATGAGTGTAGGAAAAACTACACTGGTTAATGCTTTAAAAAATATACCTGAGTTTAAGGATTATACTTTTACAACAGAACGTAGTAAATATCTTAATTCATTAGGTATTCCATTAAATACTGATTCTACACTTAAAGGTCAAAATATATTTTTGGCTGAAAGATGTACTGAATTAATGCAAGAAAACATTATAACTGATAGAACAGTAATTGATGTCATTGCTTTTACCAAATTAGCTAAATCTATTAGTTATATTGATGGTGATGCTTTTGAAGAATATGCTAAACGTTTTATTAGAGAATATGATTATATATTCTATGTCTCTCCTGAGGGTACTATTATTGAAGATAATGGAGTAAGAGAAACAAATCAAGAATATAGAAATGAGATTGATCAAACTATTAAACATTTACTTAATAAGCATAAACCTTGGCATAATGTTTTGAAAGGATCAACAGAAGAACGTGTTAAGCAAGTACTAAAAACTTGTTTTGATATTTATAATATATGAAAAATCAAATTCTACTAATAGTTTTAATAACAAGCTTATTTTGGTTCTTAGGTTGTTATATGTACTGGGATTTAACTAAAGCGGAATGTGTAGATTGTAATGAAGTAATAGAAGCAAATAATAAAAAGTATCAAAATGAACTTGATTCTCTTCAATTAGTTAGAGATAGTTTAAATCAAGAAGTAACTATTGCTAATTCTAAAACTGATAGTCTTAAAGTATCGATTACAATCCGAAACCGGGAATTAAACAAATTAAGAAAAAAATACAATGAAACAATTGCTAACATTGACAGTATGTCTAATGATGAGCTTAGTGAGTTTTTCGCAAACCGTTATCACTGAGGATTCTCTGATTTGTCTTCCAAGAAAATATGTTGAATTAGCTGCTATTGAAATAACATTATATGATCTTCTTAAAGAAGAAGTAGAATCTCTTAAACAAGATACTACTGAGCTTAATGAAATTATATTCTATAGAGATTATATTATTTCAAGAAGAGATGAAGAAATAAAAGCTTATCGATCTACAATAGATAATTGTAATGTATCTAGAGCTGGATTAGAAGCACAAATTCAAACTCTTTCAACAGAGTTAAAAGAGACTCAAGGTAATTTAAAAACCTGCCGTAGATCAGTTGGGGTTTTATCATTATTTTCAATAGGATTATCAATTTTAGTGATAAAAAATGAGTGATTTAAAAAAGATAATCAGAGAAGAATACCTTAAATGTGCCCAAGATCCGGCACATTTTATGAAAAAGTATTGTATGATTCAACACCCCCAAAGAGGTAGAGTTAGTTTTCATTTATACCCATTCCAAGAAAAAGTTTTACATTTAGTTAGAGATAATAATTATACTATTATTAATAAATCCCGCCAGTTAGGTATATCAACTTTAACAGCGGGATATTCTCTTTGGTTAATGACCTTTCATAAAGATAAAAATGTGCTTTGTATTGCTACCAAGCAAGAAACCGCTAAGAATATGGTTACTAAAGTACGTTTTATGTATGATAATTTACCCAGCTGGCTTAAAGTTAATGCTATTGAAAATAACCGATTATCTCTAAGGTTAGAAAATGGATCTCAAATAAAAGCAGTAGCAGCATCAGGTGATGCTGGTAGATCTGAAGCAGTTTCTTTTCTAATAATTGATGAGGCTGCCTTCATTGAACAAATTGATGAGATTTGGGCCTCAGCACAACAAACCTTAGCAACTGGTGGAGGATGTGTAGCTTTATCTACTCCTTATGGTACTGGAAACTGGTTTCATAGAACATGGACTAAAGCTGAAGCTAATGAAAATGAATTTTTACCTATAAGATTACCTTGGTATGTTCACCCTGAACGTGATCAATCTTGGAGAGATAGACAAGATGAATTATTAGGTAATCCCCGATTTGCGGCCCAAGAATGTGACTGTGACTTTAACACTTCAGGAGATATTGTTTTTTATCCTGAGTATTTAGAGTTTATAGAACAGACAACTATTAAAGAACCTATTGAAAAAAGAGGAGCTGATAAAAACTTATGGATTTGGGAGCCTGTAGATTATTCAAGATCTTATATGATAACAGCTGACGTAGCTCGAGGTGATGGTAAAGACTATTCTGCTTTTCATATTTTTGACATTGAATCAAATGTTCAAATTGGAGAATATAAAGGTCAAATAGGTACTAAAGAATTTGGCCATTTATTAGTAGGCATAGCTACAGAATATAATAATGCTTTATTAGTAATTGAAAATGCTAATATTGGTTGGTCTACAATTCAAATCGTTATAGAAAGAGAGTATAGAAATTTATATTACTCACCTAAGTCTCAAGAGGTAACAGCTGAAACTTATATGAGAAATTATGAAAATAATCAATCTCAAGTTCCTGGTTTCACTA